TTGTAATTTGTAATTTGTAATTTGTAATTTGTAATTTGTAATTTGTAATTTGTAATTTGTAATTTGTAATTTGTAATTTGTAATTTGTAATTTGTAATTTATAATTTGTAGATTATATATTATATTATCGGAGTTTTTTCTAAACTTAAAATTTATTAAGCGAACAAGCAACTTCACTGTCAAATTTCACTAAGCCAACATGTGCTAATTCCTGTTTAATTTCATCAGCGAGCTGTAAAGTTTTTGGTATTGCCGACAATTCATCAAACTCAAAACTTTCAACATCAGTACTATCTGCTGTTGTATCATTACCCCTAACCGGATTCCATTTATTAAATAGTAACCGTATTGTTTGGTATTGACGGATTAACCGTGATGACAATCCTTGCAATTGTTTAGACCCTGATGCCAAAATTAATGATGTCGGGTGTCGCTTGTAACATAATAGCGACCTAACTTTATACGTATTATATACATGTCGCTGAATACTAATATTTCCAGTTGCTCTGGAAGCCCCGATTACACTGCTCAATTCTGCGTTTGGAATCTTATCCACACTCATACCAACCGCAAAAACCCAAGGCACATCCCGTTTCATAGCTGTTTTGAATTCGTCAAGAGTATTTTCATCATCTGGATTAAATGGTTTATTGGGTTTTGCACCATCGCCTATTTTAAATGGTTCTAAATCTAAAAACCTGACTACATTATCATTACAATATGTTTGCAATATTGTATCCTTGGGATGTGTTACTAAAAATACAGCGTCGAGTTTTTTTAAGCCGAAATCCACAAATAATTCACTTTCTAACTTATAGTTGGCAATTACAAATGAACTGTCCTTAAGGTCTAACCGTAAATTTCGGTTCTTACAAATTGTTTTAAATAACACCAGTGAATCGTCAAGAACCCCTATTACATTGTTTCGCCCATTGCGTTTTAATTTTGTCAGGTCACTAATATTATGCAAATCACTGTATTTGTCTGTCATACATAATATATATTCATAAAATAACGGTGCAAGTATGACAATCGGCATATTTTCCCGGGTAACGGAAGATAATACTTCTTGTTCTCGCACAATTGCCAATTCGTCGGCTTTCAAATCTGTCAGAAGTTTATTTTGGTCAGTATATGTTATTATAGGGTCTACTGGATATACTAATTTTCTAATACAGTTTGCTGTAAAATAACCTGCTTTACCCAATGGACACGTTCGTATTGTGATAATAGGTAACTCTTCTGTGTTTTTTAGGATTAATGGCTGTACACCAATCGCCGGATTTGCTGGAAAATAAATGTTCTGAAACTGTTCATTACCTTTCCTCCTTAAAAAAATATACAATACTATAACTATTATTAGTATTGTTAGTAATGTTTCTATATCTATACCAATAAACTCGGTTATAAACGAGAATATACCAAACATGTTTTAATATGTAATTAGTTTCTTTTTTTCCATTTTTATTTGGATGGCTTTACCATCCAGCAAAAAGAGAACAAAAAGTTCTTTTAGAACATGTTACAGGGTTTAATCCAAAAGAAAAAATAGAATTATTTGTAAATATGCTCACAAATATTGGTGTTTATTTTGCCAGAATTCTTCATTTGTAACCTTATCCATATAAGCATATCCGCATCGTTGTAAGTAATCAACATCACGGACAACTAAGCGGCTATTAGCACCACCACGAATCCAGCCTTCATCTACAACCTCCTGAACAATATGTTCGGGATTCTGAACGTTATAGTCTAAATGGGGAACCAATGGAGTAAAATAATGAGGAATACTAATACCACTGAGTGTATTGCATGATTTCTTAGAACCGGTTGACTCTCCTGGATTTATTTGGCTTTCAAGTTGCATATTACCCGGACCACGACCCATATATGGCACTGTTAAATAAGGACGAGTGAATAATTGGTTAGGGCAACGTGGAAATTTACGGTTGGCACCAATACGGAGTTTAGTGCTATCATCAACTACACAACTGCCGACATCAACACCATTTTTATAGAACATCATCACATTATCAGTTGCTGTTTGAACGGTTGCAGGTGCTCCACAATTACAGTCATAATGGTTTGAAGTTTGGTAATTGCCCGGTCCCATGCTTTGTAATGTTTGAATATTAACAAAGCATTTGTCATCATGTGCCATAGCTTTGTAGTTAATATTTAATTTTTTACCACCAGTGTTAAGGTCAACGCAATTACGCTGGTCTTTTAACATTTTATTAGAAGGATCGTGAACTAATCTGTTGCTTGACATTTTATTATTATGAAATATTAATTAATACTATTAAATAGTATGCATAAAAAAATATTTCGTTATTTATCTTAATTAGGTACCGCGTAATCCTGATTTTTTTACACCCTGAAGGGGTGTAAAATATAGGATTATCGGTGTGATGTGGAGTGTAATTAAAATTACGACTCCACGGTATCTTAATTAGCTAAGTAAAATAACTAATTTAGTAAATTGAATAAATTTTAACAGTGTGTTAGTTCAATTTGCCTTTTTATATTCTAAAAAAAGTTTAAAATTTACCAAAAACAATGACCGCGAAAAGCATACAACATCCAATTGTAATAAATTTAGAAGTCATTGACGACAAAAAAAAAGAGCGTATATTTTCATCGGCAAAAAAAAGTCTTTCATTGAATAACCCACAATTTTATAACCCATACTTTGATATACTTTGTAATAATGAAAATACACCGCCACCGACAGATTCTAATAACCAACAAACAATGTGTTTCCCAAGTAAATATAAAGTTATAGAGATTGATTTTGTTATTGATAGTAATAATGAGTATGAAGAGTTCACAAATGAAGATGAAGAAGTTGAAGATAAAGAAGAATCAAAAATAGAGGATGGTCCATCTGATACATATTCTGAAAAATTAGATATGGCCGAAGAAGATATTAATAACTTACCCAGTGAAACAAGAGAACTTGTTACAGAAATTCGGCGTCAAGAACACTTGGAATGCAAAATGCGGGCCTCAAACGATGATGATAAAATTATTAATTGCTTTCCTGTAATGGCGGGCATTGAACGCTTAGATTCTAAAACAAATACAATAAAAACATATAAGCAAAAAATATTTTGCAAACGGTCACCATTACTGGAACCATTAAAAATAATTCTCAATGAACAATCTAAAATAACCCCAGATACAAATATAACAAATATAAGTGAGGATTTATTAAATAATACTGCAAATAAAATTAATTCTATTCATAATAGTAGTCATGTTGAAGCATTTGGGTTATATTGTTTAAGTAAGTTAACCGAAAATAATTTATGCCCAACATTTCCTTATTATTTTGGCTGTCTAAATGGTATTAGTAATATTTATTATCATAATATTACCGAAGAAATGCCCGACTTATACAAAAAGAAATGGTTTATTGACAAGAGCCATAACGGTGAATTTGAAATTATATATGTCGATTTAAATGAGCATTCTGATTCGTGTTCTAAAAGTAATTCATCTATTGACCTTGATGAAATATTACAGAGCACTATACAAAGTAAAGAACTTGAAGACGTATCATCTATTTCATCTATGGACGAAGAAGAATTAACGTCATTATCTAATGTTTTACAGAATAGAATTAATGAATTAGATGCTGAAGATAATCTTAAACCTTCAGAAGCAGTAGATAATTCATGCGCTGAAACTATTGTTAACTCTGCTGAACCTGTTCTAATGGAACAACCAAAAATAATTTATCCAGACACTGACGAATTTAATTTTGATGGCTTTGATATTGATGTCCAAACTGGTGGTGACCAAGATATATACAATAATACTGTTATTGATACTGAACTAGAGGAAGAACTCGATATGGAATCAATCATCAACATGCGTGATTTCTTACAGAATAAAGTATTTTTTGCTAAATTCCGCGACATGCCGGTAAACTATTGCTTTATGGAACGACTTGGGGACACACTGGATGACTTACTAAATACAACCGGGGGGATTAGTGAAGAAGAATGGTTGTCTATATTATTTCAGGTTGTATTCGGTTTAGCAGTTGCTAATAAACACTACTCGTTTGTTCATAATGATTTGCATTCAGATAATATACTTTTTCAGTCAACAAAAGAAACATATATTTATTATGCCATAAAGGATGTTAAGGATGTTAAGGATGTTAAGGATAAAATAAATAAAGAACCCCAAGAAGAACCTGCATCCAAATCAAAGGGGAAATATAAAATATATAGAATACCTACATTTGGCAAAGTGGCTAAAATTATCGACTTTGCACGTGCAACATTTAAGCTTGGTGATAAATGGATATTTAGCGATGTATTCATGCCAAGTGGTGAAGCTGCTGGACAATATAAATTTCCAGATTGTCCCGAAAGCGAATATTGGGGCACAGACTTTATTGGCGCCGATGAACCTAATCCAAGTTTTGATTTAGCACGGCTTGCACGGTCTATAAAACATCAAGTTAATATTAAATCAGTGTATACCCTTATAAAGAAATGGTCCAAGAGCGACGATGGGTCCAATATGCTTGATAAGGAAGACGACTTTGACTTATATGTAGATATCGCAAAGAACTGTCATAATGCTGTGCCGAAACACGTTTTACAAGATAAAATATTTAAAAAATTCGAAATACCCCGGGCACATGTACCAAAGGGGAAACATATTTATATTCTTTAGAAATGGGAAATTAAGTTGAATTTAGAATTATTAGATTCTGAACTCCATAATAAGCCGGGATAATAATATAATTACAACGGCGGTGAAGATTTGCATATGGTATTTGCCCAAATAAGGACGGACAACGGCCTGAACATGTTGAACCGGCATTAAGGTTAATAAGTAGAGCGTGACCAAGTATATTAAGCCGGTGTAAGTGCTAAAGCGCCATTTATCAAAGTTAGAAGGCGAAGACATAAGTTATTTATATTTATAGTGTGTTTATAGTGTATTTAAATTTACCATCTATGTTTATTTTTATTTTTTTTTATTATAAAGGATATTTGTTAGAGTAAGCTAATATATATTTAAAATCTATATTAAATAAATACATATATAACCATGCCAGGAGGTGAAATACAATTAGTTGCACTCGGTGCACATGATTTATACTTATCCGATAACCCACAAATCAGCTTTTTTAAAGCCGTATACAAACGCTATACATACTTTGCACAAGAACTAATTAATCTTCAAGACAACGATAATTCCAACAACACATTTTCGTCATTTAGTGAAAGCAAAACATTCAAATTTAGCATTCCGCGTAACGGTGACCTTTTAAAAGAAATATACCTGGAATTTACCCTGCCAGCAATATATTCAAGCGATGACCAACAGTTTCAATGGATTCGGCGTATCGGTGAATACCTTATTCGGGAAGCCCGAATCATTGGTGCAGATAGCCGTGTATATCAACGCATTTCTGGCGAATATTTACATATATATGCCGAAACGCATTTGCCAGCGGCTAAAAAACCATTATATTATCGGTTAACGGGAAATATTCCAGAACTCTATGACCCTGCAAATGCCCCTGGAAATAACACAAATGGCTTTTATCCAGCACGGACATTACCGACAAATGGTGGTTCTACTGGCATCCCAAGCATTCCACAAACACGGATATTCATTGGTATTCCATTTTGGTTTTGCAATCATCCAGGAACGGCATTACCATTAATTTCGCTTCAAAAAATGGAAATGCGGCTTGAGGTTGATGTGCGGCCTCTGAATGAAATATATACTGTGTTAGATACAAACCCGCAAAGTAGCACATTTCAAACTCGTATCCGGCCTGTAACAAGTGACCAATATCTGAATGTTTTTACTAATGATGCTATAGGGTCTGCGCTTCCCAGAACAGTTATGTATGCATGGGGTAATTATATGTTTCTGGAGCGCGAAGAACGGAAACGATTTGCACAAACAGAACAGAAATACTTAATGCATCAGTTACAGTATTATAATAATAATAAGAGTTTTGGCGTTGATGGGTCGGGAACATTTGACATTGATTTGAAATCTGTGAACCTACCAATTACCCAATTTTTCTTTATGGTCCGCCGCGCAGATAATGAACTAACAAATCAGTGGTCCAACTATACGAGTTGGGAATTTGTTGGCGATAAGCTGATAAATCCATTATACACAGCTAATTTTATTAGCCAATATAACAATAATTTTATCATCACTGACTTTAACAATGTCAGTCAAGCATATAATACGCCGGATATTTTGTCAACTGCTGAACTAAAACTAAATGGGAATAGTAGATTTCATGAAACCCCTGTAGAGTTCTTTGATTTATTCCGCGATTACTATAATTTATATGGTAGTGCACCTGACACATGTCGCGGGATTTATGGGTATTCTTTTGCGCTGGATAATGGAAAATTTCAGCCGAGCGGCACATGTAATTTCAGTATGATTGGAAAAAAAGATTTACTGATAAAATTTAAAAATTTAACACAAAACGCAACCCGTGATACAAGTAAAGGGTTGCCATTTAATAATAGTTATTCTGTGATACTAATTGCCGATAATATCAACTTCTTTTATGTTATGGGTGGTCTGGCAGATGTAGAGTTTTCTAATTAGAAACCTAATTAGGTTTCAAATTAAGCCAAAAGGGTTAATTAGGTATCTTTTTCCTTTTGTATAATCAACATGATAAATATCTGTAAACATAATAAATGTCAGACATATCAAAAGCGCTTAATTTACGCGAAAATGCAAAACGCGCATATGGAAAAGAATACACAACAAGTGAACAATTAACTAACTTTTTTAGTGTTATGTTTAAAGTAAGTATTCTATTTATCATATTAACACTCAACTTTCTCGGATTATCGGTTGCCCTAAACTGTAACGCCAATGCATCAGTATTTAAAAAAGTCGGAGTTGCAATATATGCATTCTTCTTTGGATTTATATATATTATGTTAAATTATTATACATATAGGGTTCTAACACTGAAACAAGTGTGTCGGTTTAACAAAGAAAGATTGTTCCCGTTTGATTTATGATTTATACCTGGGAATTAATGGGATATTCACCGACAGATATTATATCATTGTAAAGTTCTTTATATTCAGTGCTTTTTTTATTTCTAACTTAGAAATATATGAATCGTTTAAATAAATATCTTCCTTTAATACATCATAAACGTCATTATTATTAATAATATAATCATATAATTTAGTCATATCGTCAATTGACATATGTTGTTCTTTATATCTGAATGGTTTTAGAAACGTTTTGATATACACATTAGGATAATTATCAATAACATATGTTAGTTTAGATTCTGCTTCATTGCATAAATAAGATATACAAGCTTCATCAACAACTTTATTACTCGAATGTAACAATGCATAAGACATGTAAATGTTAGATAGCACATCGGCCATGTTACCCGAAATGATTTGATTTGATTTTATTTTGCCGCCCAATAATGCAACAAAATTACTAATATTACTAAAGCGAATACATAATACTGATAAACGTTTTTGAATATTATTTTTTCCAGGCAGGGTGAATGATTTTATATAATTGGTAGATGCCATTTTTACCAAACTATTAAAGTATTTGCGAAATTCAGCCAGGTTATTTTCGGTAATCGTCATGAAAATAGGATAAATATATGGATGACTTTTGTTAAGTCCTTGGCCAAAAGTTATTAAATTACGTGTAAGTATGTTTGAACCTTCAACTGTTATACCGATTGGTGCTGCTTGATAAAATTTACTGAATATGTTATTATCTCCCTTACAAATCGCACTACCACCAAAGATATCCATACCCGCCAGAAGAATACTACGTCCCCGTTCTGTTGTTTGATATTTCATTAAACCTGTAATAACACTCGGTTTTACGCCACTATCAAGTATATTATTTGTGTAATTAACTGCTCCATTTATAATCCATGTGTCCATAAACATTTTGATAAAACGTTCTCGTACAGCTTCCATATTACCGATATTCATTTTAAATTGTGTTCGATGTTTTATATATAATAGAGTTGCATATGTCACCAGTTTAGAAGAACCATTTGCACTCGCTGGAAGACTAACCCCACGCCCTACAGATAAACATTCCATTAACATCATCCATCCATTACCTGCGTTTTGTGTTCCACCAATTATAGCATCTAAGGGTATCATAATCATTCCTTTTAGGGTTCCATTTGGAAAGCCGGCATCATTCGGATTATGATAAGTAATCTGTTCTAATCCAGGATGCCCACGTTCTATAAGTGCAAGCGTTATACCAGGTTTACCTACCCTTAGTAATTTATTGGGGTCTTGTAAATTAAATGCTATCCCTATTAAATTGGCAATTGGAGCAAGGGTAATATATCTTTTATTTAAATTTACCGCAATCATAAGTTTGCCATTATCAGTAATTAAAATGCCTGTATCAATTTGCCCGGTAGCATCACTACCGTTATTTGGCCCCGTTAATCCAAAACACGGAATCAATTTACCGGACGCTAAACCCGGTAAATATTTTGCTTTTTGTTCAGTAGTGCCATAATGCTGCAAAAGTTCACCGGGACCGAGTGAATTTGGAACCATTGTAGCAACTGCCAATGATGGATTATATGATGCTATTCTGCTTAGTATTTTTGATTGTGATGCAATAGGCAACATACTACCACCATATTTTTTATCAATAGTCATGCCTAATAATTTAGCATTTCCTAAGTCTGTCATAATATTTTTTATATTTTGTGACGGATAAATCGGATTATCTTTATACCGCGAAAGTATATTATCTATGTCACAATAGTTTGGGCACGTCTGGCTGTTTTTTTTCTCTCGCGAATAAACCAGAGGCAAAATTCCGGCAAATATATTCCTATCAACAGATACACCACCGCTTCTAAGTGCAATTAATTCGGTTTCAGATATTCTTGGTATAATCTGTTTGATACAGCTAAATATATATTTATACATTTATATAGGTTGTAGATATGGTTGTTACTTTTAAATTTTAAATTTTTAATTACGTATATGAAAAATATTATGCCAAAGCTAAAATTTGTTTTAACTACCGCATAAGCCCTATTTTTATTACACCTCCCTTTTTCTCTTCCCTTTTTCTCTGGATGGCAAAGCCATCCAGCAAAAAAAGAACCTTCTGTGCTCTTTAGAGCACATAGGCATGCTGGCTCAACTTCAGTTGAGCCAGAACAAAAAGCTTTCCGGGCTGCGCCAGCAAAAAGAGAACCTACCGTGCTCTTTAGAGCACATAGGCATGCTGGCAGCACTATAGTGCTGCCAGAACAAAAAGGATGAGTGTAAAAATAGAGGATTATAGGTGTGATGCGGAGTGTAATTAAAATTACGACACCACGGTACAGTTGTTAAGAAAAATTGTTTTTTTTTATTAGCGTAAGATGTATTTTATTTTAATTAACACTATAATTACTTAAACAAAGTAACACATATATTTAGCAATAATGCCTAAAAATACTACGGGAGGTAACAAAGCAAAGAAGGGAAAGAATAACCCATCAGTAAATGTGCCTAAAGAACTTATTTATGCCGACAAATCAGGATATCAATTTTATGCTGTCATTGAACAATTTATGGGTCATAGTGCTAAACTAATTATGCAATTCGAAAGCGTTGATGATAAAGGTAATCGAAAGACAGACATTAAACACGTTGACGGTGTTGTGCGTGGTAAAATTATGAAAAAATGTAAACCAAAAAAAGGTGATGTACTTCTCGTTTGCACGCGCGACTTTTCTACAAAATTTGTAGATATCATTCATAAGTATACTGAAGATAATGTTAAAGATCTAAAAAAGAATTATCTATTTATTGATGAGTTTTTAAAAAAAATTGACGCGCTGCACACAATCGATAATAAATCAAATACAAAGCATCAAGAAGAAGATGACGGTAATATTTACTTTGATGAAGAATTTGAACCACAAAATCGTAATTATGAACTCGAATCTTCAAGTGAATCAGAACATGATGCTTAATATTACCGCATAATCCCTATTTTAATTACACCTCTCTTTTTCTCTGGATAGCAAAGCCATCCAGTAAAAAGAGAAGCTACTGTGCTCTTCAGAGCACATAGGCATGCTGGCAGCACAATAGTACTGCCAGAACAAAAAAGGGGGTGTAAAAATAGAGGATTAACAGTGTGGAGTGTAATTAAAATTACGAATCCACGGTAATTGTATTGTTTGTATTTTCTTTTTTTTCGTCATGTATAATAATAATCGGTTTGATTGTTAAGCCTTATGAATACTGTTAAAGAAAAATATACACCCATTGAAACAATAGAACTTATAATATCACGAAAAACGCTTCAAATTTGTGATAAAAGCACGAATACACAATTAGCAGTCGGAATAAATATATTTAACTTTTTTAAAAAATTTAAGCCGGTATTTGACGAATATCCATTGCTTAATGGCTTTTTGACTCAATTAAAAATGTATCAACGTGGTAATTGTGATTGTGATATGTCGCCAATAGTTAATACATTTCATAATAACTTTAATTTTTATAATAGAATATCAAATAATACCAATCTTTCTAAGTATATTAAAAGTTTTATGGTTACATTATCAGTTAAAAATGAACCGCTAAATGATACTATTGAGCTCAAAGTATTGGGGATTGGAATAACAAAAAATGTGTCATGTAAATCAGATGTACCACATCACACCGATAATCTACTTAACCTGACACATGAACAAATAAAACATGAAATTGCCAATTCTCTAAATTTAATTAATATGTCAAATATATTGATTAATAACACATTTAAAAACCCTGAATTAGAAAAATATACTAATATCATTACCGCAGAATTGCAAAATACAACAAATATCCTAAATTATAACCATATTAATAGAAATACAACAGATAAAGGGATGCTAACAATTTATGCATTTTACAATTACATAAATAATTATTTGACACATATAAATACTATTTATAATATTAACTCTGATGGCATTATAAATATTGAACCTCTAACCGATGTTATATTATTATATTCATATATTAGTATTAAGCAAACATGGTTTAAAATAATATTGGATAACATATTCAAAAATATATATGGACATATTGGTGAAAGCCATACGCTCTTATTAAAACATTTTGATGTTTATTATGATAAAGAATTTAATACATTATGCATAGACATTACAAACAAGCGTGTTTTAACATTAACAACAAATACAAATCGATGCCAGCTTTATAAGGAAATTGCAGATAAATATGATTTATCAACAATTAATCCAAATTTATACATTATGCCAATAAAAAAAAATAATAGTCAGGGGCTAACATTAATAAATATTTTATGTGAAAAACAAAATATTACATGGCACCTATTAGAGCTTCCTGAAAATGAATATATATTTAAATTGGAAATACCTGTTTATAATAATTTAAATATGAATTCATGCCATTTATCAAATGATTTAATTAATAATGCTAAAATATCTAATCTATACTTAAATGAACAAGTTCGCGAAAGTATTATCTAAAGTAAATAAGGCACCGAAAAACACAAAAACAAATACAAAAACAAATACAAAAACAAATACAAAAACAAATACAAAAACAAATACAAAAACAAATACAAAAACAAATACAAAAACAAATACAAAAACAAATACAAAAACAAATACAAAAACAAATGCAAAAACAAATGCAAAAACAAATGCAAAAACAAATGCAAAAACAAATACAAAAACAAATACAAAAACAAATACCAAATATAACAATGCAGCAACAAAAACACATAAATATTTTATTCCGCATGCACGATTAAATAGAGGGCAGCGGAGATATTGTCACTGCATAATGAAGGCGCGTGTATCCAAACCAAAGGGTAACCATTACGGATTTTGTCAAGGTATTGCACATGTTGATTGGGCAAAAGCAAAAACTATGAAAAATAAGATTAGTGCCCGGCAGTATTATTTTAATATTAATCGGACAAATTGTGTTATGAACTATGATTATAATGATTATTCACTGCGCGAAGTACAGGCATTTGCAACCGAGAAAGAATTACCAATATATGAATTGGATAATTCGGGAAATAAAAAATATTATCCGAAAGACCGCCTTGTCCAATTACTTACAACAAACTATATAAAAAAGCACACAACATCACCAGCACTTAGCAAAAAGAGTAACCGTCAACACCTGTCTCCTAAAGCAAAAAAAAAACAAAAAAAGCAAAGCTTAAACAATAATTGATTTTTATTTTTTATATAACTGATAGTAAAAACATATTCGCTTATATCGGTGAAGTTGTGGTACCGTCGAGTCTAAATACTTTTACACTCTCCTGTAACCCGTTTGTCTAATAATAATTGAAACAAGACGGTATTGCACATTCTAACAAAAATGAGTGATTCCGAAACAGTTATTGCAATCAACAAATACCGATTTTATGATTACTATTATGAAATAAGGGACGAGTATGTGATACAGTCTGGTGACAATGAACAATCAAATAGCTATTCTAAGCCACCAGGACATGTATGTACACTTGTAAAGCGTGTATTTGACAATTATTTACTCACACATGAAATGAATGAGTATCTCAAAATTATTGAAGTTCTCAGGTTTTGTAATGACATAATTACAACTGGCGACATATTCGATTTGGTTAATGTGTCATCAATGAATGTTTTATTTACACTCATTTATAATTATGGGTTAACACTGTCTGAGTTAGAAAATGGCGGCATCATGGTTAAGAATATCTTGGCACATATTAGCACACAAAAGCTAAAGTCAGGATTATTAGAATGCCTAATCTATATTGTTTACAAAAACCTTGTAGATATTACCGGTGTTGCAAGTCGAACAAATAGTCATGATGTCCGCACATTATCGGTAAGTAGTAACGGCAACGATGGCACATTGAGCCTTACTGATTCTACTGCAAAAAGTTCTGTTGCAATGAGTGTCCCAGGACTTATAAATATTTATAATTATATTAGTCAATGGGTTTTTGCTAAATATAAAGCGCGAATGTTTTGGATGATGCCTGAATTGTATACAGGGTGCGTTAAGCTACTCCGATATAATACAATTCTTTCAGAAGAAACATGTGCTCTAATTAGTCAAACACTTAAATATTTTGTTAGAAATGATCTTCTAATTAGTAAGATTTCTGTGCCAAATACATGGCGTATTGATTTTGAATTGATTGAATCTCTGAACATATTAAAAAATAAAATACTCTCAAAGGACATTCATTGGATTAAGCCCTTACTAAAACAATACCAACAGGTTGTTCCAGTTGTGCCGGAAAGTGGACAAAAACAAACACTTGTCCTAATAGATGGCGCCAATTGGTTTTACAATCCCAATGTATCTAATGGTAAATCATCGCTACTTAGGGACGAAATTGATGGCATTGGCACTCCTGTATGGAATGAGAGTATTATTAGCAGAATTCGAACACAAATGCGAACACAAATGGCATATGAACCAAGTGAATACTTTATTAAGAATTTACGGATTGTCATCGTATTTAATGAGAGACATAAACCGTTTATTAATCAGATTTGTGAAGACCTGGACCAGTTTATTATTTACACACCTCGTGGGCTGAATGATGATGCCATGTTGCTTTATCTATGGCTTTCGAACCCGGGTGCTATATTATTCAGCAATGACCAATATAATGACTGGGCAAATCATGTTATGGGTAACCATTATCTTATGGGGTTATGGGCACATTGGTCCAACACACTGAAGATTTGTAAGTAGCTCCCTTTTTATCTGGATGGCTTAGCCATCCAGCAAAAAGAGAACAAAAATCCCTTTTTTTGCTTGCTTCGCAAGAAAAAAGAGAACAAAAATCCCTTTTTATCTTGCGAAGCAAGCAAAAAGAGAACAAAAATCCCGTTATATTATGTCGCAGAAATTTGCGACCACCTTTTCTCAAAAGGTGGGGTAAAAAACAAAAAGTTCTTTTAAAATATGTTTCATGGATTTTTCGACCACCTTTTGAGAAAAGGTGGGAAAAAAGAAATAAGCATCCTATTTAAAATATAAAGCTCTGTAAATTTGTAAACGGATTTTTGTTCTCTTTTTTCTTTTGGGCGGAAGCCCAAAAGAGAAAAAGGGAAAAAGAGAAACGGGAAATTAATACGTATAAGGATAATAATTATTAAATAAATAATAATTATAAAAAACAAGAATACACATATTAAATGACATCTCCACAAATTACATCTGCAACGGGAACCAATTTGGCAACCGAAGCATGGGACATAATCAACAGTTATTTTGCTGAAAATCCAAATTGGTTGGCACGGCACCAATTGGATTCATATAATGATTTTGTAAGCCATAAGATGCCCCTAATATTCAAAAATGTGAACAAAACCTCAGCATTTATGTTTGACAAGTTAGATGGCGACATTACATATCAAGTGGATATATATCTCGGCGGCAAAGAGGCCAACCGTTTTAAAATTGCACCACCAACTATATATGATAACAAAAATGGCCTAATGCGCCCAATGTATCCAAATGAAGCCAGGTTAAAGAACTTAACATATGGGTTTGACGTATTTGTTGACATGGAACTCGAATATACATCAAAGAAAAACGGCGAAGTGCTTTTTGAAAATGCCAAATTACCAGAAACCGAATTTCTTAAGAATATATATTTGGGTAAGATTCCAATTATGGTGCACAGTAACATGTGCAGTCTTAATAAGATTCCGCGCGAAGCACTTCCGGAGTTCGGCGAATCACAATATGAACCTGGCGGTTATTTCATCATAGATGGTCGGGAAAAGGTGTTTTTATCCCAAGAACGTAAAGTCGAAAACACCATTATTTTGGCATCTTTAAATGATAATAAGTATGTATACAGTGCTGAAGTTAAGTCCGTAAATGACGAAGCATTTGAAAATGCCAGGAGCAATAAATTACTCGTTGAAAATTCAGGCAGCATAACATTCATCGTTGGTATGGAAGATAAGCCATTTATTCAGCCCGTAGAAGGCCGTCATACTCCATTGTTTATATTATTCCGGTTATTGGGTATTGAGTCAGATATGGATATTATGAAAATGATTGTGGGTGATATCAAGAGTGAATTAGGTGTTAAATTATGCGAATTACTCCGTCCATGTGCACATGACCCATTGATTACCAAATTTCATGTATATGACAAGCAAAGTGCTGAAAAATATATGGAACCCCTAACATCTCGTAGTAAAACCAATATATCTAATCAGCAAGACCAATTAGCCGAACTTAATAAAAACAAAATAAACCGGCTCAGTTGGCTTTATGATACAGTCCGGGAAAACGTGCTTCCGCATACGGGTGCTGAATTTTTAAACAAGGCATATTATTTGGCACATATGACCCGTAGGCTACTTTTACGTTCACTTAACATGGAACGGGATACTGATCGTGATTCATTTCTTAATAAGCGTGTCGATACAAGCGGCCACTTACTGGCGACATTATTAAAAGAATGTTTACGCCAAGGGTTTATGTATAATGCCCGCCGTGAAATTGAAACAATATATGAATTAAACGGCAATACTTTTCTCGGCAAAAATGTTGTAAACCTTGTTCACCAGGATAATTATTATAAGGTATTTAATTTCAAAGTGTTTATGGAGGGCTCACCACCGTCAATCCCGGGGTTTATGAGCAGTATAAAACGGGGCAAAATTGGGCTTAAAGCCGGTGTTATACAGGCATTAGACCGTATAAACTACTATGCGTATATTAGTCATATTCGCCGTTTAAATGATCCGGTGCTTGGCGGTCGTGTTCAAGATAAACAGCGTTACTTACACAATACACATTTTGGATACCTATGTCCGGCCGAAACCCCGGAAGGCCAAAGTGTCGGTTTGCGTAAAGCGCTTGCCTTATTAACGACTATAACTATAGGTTATCCTACAAATCAACTTCAGGAGTTCTGTTTTAAAAATGGTGTTGTTGCGCTTAAATATCTTAAAGTGCTTGACACACATACAATGACCAAGGTATTCATCAACGGGAATTGGATTGGTTGTTGCATGGCACCGGCGCCAATGGTTGAAAAATTCAGGCTTATGCGCAGGAACGGACTTATAAATCATACTACCAGTATTGCATGGTATACCGAACGGGGAGAAGTATATATTTGTTCTGATACTGGACGCCTTGTCCGTCCCCTATTAATTATAGGTTCTGGCAACGAATTACTTATTCAGCCGGAAGATGTTAAAGCGGTATTAACCGGCAAAAAGACATTCAGTGATTTATGCACATCTCGTGCATCCCGAAAAGATAGTAGCAAACGCAATTTTACCGATTTGGAAATATTAAAACCCGAAGTATTGGATATTAGTTCCCGGGATCCGGAATTGTTAGATAAACTACGTGCTACACAAGCTGTCATGGAATATATTGATTTAAATGAAATGGACACGATATTATTAGCAAAGGATTTGGATTATAACCAGACGAGCAAGAATCATTACACACATGTTGACTTGCATCCGGCAGTGATAATGGGTGCTATGGTTCAGACAAGCCCGAGCATTCATCATGGACAGGGTGGTAAATATTTCGGCCACAGTAAACACATTAAACAATCTGTGAGCCAATATACGGATAATTTCATGCATCGAATAGATACCAGTGCACATTTGCTTCATAATCCGGAAAAACCCATAATTCAGACTCGTATGACGGGTGTTATGAACCATGACCAAATTGGTACAGGGAATAACATCATCGTTGCAATTGCCTATTATAACGGTTATAATCAGGAAGACGGTATTATCGGTAATCAAACATCACTGGATTTAGGCCTTTATGATAGTAGTTATTATAAAATGTATGAAGAAGTCGAAAAACAAGATGAAAAAGCAGGAATAGAAGAACATTTTTTCAACCCAAAATTTATGGATTCGAATGAAGAATTTGCCGGAGATGGTGGTGTTCCTGAAAATTTAGCACTTAAACCAGATGACACGCATCATGAACATCTGGATAAGTTCGGGTTTGCTAAAGAAGGTGCATACCTGGAAAAAGGGGATATCCTCATTGGCAAATATCTTAAGTCCAAAACACAAGAAGGGCAAACAGAATATGTGTCCATGAGTACACATGTAAAGGATGACAATGTTGGCAGTTATGTCGACAAAGTATTCACATGCACAACAAATGCCGCCGGTAATAGGTTATGTAAAATTCGCACATGTCAACATCGGATACCACAACATGGCGACAAATTTGCCAGCCGCAATGGTCAAAAAGGGACATTTGGGTTACTTATGCCACGGGAAGACTTGCCATTTACATCAGATGGGGTAGTGCCCGATATTATCGTTCACCCCAGTGCATATCCCAAACGTATGACACTTAATCAACTTATTGAATTGCTTTATGGAACGCTTGCTGTAGAATGTGGGTTTTATGGTGTTGCTAATGGTCTGGATACCTTTGATACAGAAACCATTAATGAAGTGCTTTGTGATAAGTTGGGAATGTCATATTACGGCGACAGGGTCCTTTATAACGGTATATATGGCGAACAAATGGATGTCGCGATATTCATGGGACCGATATTCTATCAGCGGCTCAAATTACAGGTTCAGGACAAAATAAACGCCAGGCCTTCAGGTGTACGTCAGGATGGCGTACCAGTTCCGGGTGCCAGTTATACAGTGCGTGAACGTGCTGTTGTTAGTGGCCGTGCCAATGGTGGTGGTATTAAGATAGGTGAGATGGAACGTGATGCACTTATCGCACATGGGGTTTCTGGATTTATTAATGAACGTGATATGGTGCGCGGTGATAAATTCTATGTGTTCGTTAGCACAGTAAACGGTGAAATAGCGATTGCTAACCATGAAAAGAATTTATACTTTGATGCCATGGCTGATGGACCCCTATCATACCATTTGGAAGATGGTACCGGACAAGGAAAACGTAGTATTTTGGGGCTAAATACATTACGGAAACGACAAACCGGGTTTGTCCGCATTGCCATCCCATATGCTATGAAATTACTTATTCATGAGCTCAACGGTATTGGTATGCGATTGCGGTTGCAACCGCGCATTGTTAAATTACTCGTTGACCGGGAAGCAAGTGGGCACATGAATGATTTATTATTACAGATGGAGGACCTTATACACGAAGATGAAGAACAAGTTGCCGAATTATTAACTAAGTCCATTAGCGAACAAATCGAAAAGCAGGCCGACTTAGAGGAAACGATATTGGAATCCTATCAGAATGCCGACACCAAGAAACCATTCTTTGAATACAAAGCCGACCAAGAGCAAAAGATGGAACATGCAGCCGAAGCTGAAATGGAACCAGTAGGCCAGGAACAAATTTTCAGGCATCGGGATGAATTACCGCATCCCCGAGATGTTATGCCAATGATTACCGACCCGCAAACAATGGTGCCAATGCCAATAGTATATGGTATGAATAGCCAATCTTCCGCACCGGTTATTTCACAAGCGCCAACTGTGTCCCTTGACCAAACAGCAGGTGGCCAACAGAAAACTGTTTCATTTGCATTACCGGGTGACCAATCACAAATTCAGACCGCTGGCGATTCTGCAAATATTCAACCTTTAAATAATACAATGGCATCTTCGCCCCCAAATACAAGCGGAACATTTATATCTACATTAGGACCTATTGGATCACTATCATTGCCCGGTTCACAATTAGAAGGTGGTGCAAGTGAAGATGAATTTGGCGATGCTGAATTTGGGGTTACTCCATTGGCACATTCATCTCAGGCGCAACCACAATTGCAACCGCAATATTATCAATCTCAAACGCTACAACAATCGCATGCTACTATGCCAATGCAAACAGGCGGTAGTGTAGTTCAGCCGTCAAATCCGGAAACCAAAGTAATTAATATTTCGGGAAATGATAAAGATTTAGCCGAATTAGCAATGATGAAGTAATCAGGTCCAAAAAAATTGTTTTTTATTTTTTATGGGGTTTAGTATTATTTTATAAGTTATACTATCTATATTTAACTACACTATACACTATACACTATACACTTAATTAACAATGTCAATGCGTAAACTTCTTGGCGGTATTAGCCTTGCAACTGTTGCTGCACATACAGCAATCCGGTTTGGTGCACTTGGAACACACAATGTCAACCTTGTAGATAATCGGATAAATATTGCATCTGATGCGGATGATACAGCCAATTACCTTTCTGTTAAACACCGACGTGGTATTTTCTATGATAAACTGTCTTATTGGCGTGATGGAAAGGATTGTGTTGAGGTAACTATGAGAAGTTGCAGGCCAATTGCTGTTACACATACTAAGCTTGATGGTAGTAAATTCTATTCGATTCAATAAGCTATCCAATGCATTATTGTTCAATAATCTTACCGCGTAACCCGTGTGATTGTCATAAAAAATTGTTTTGTTTTTTTGTATTTACTATGATAAATTAATTTAACAACACAATATAATTATATATAAGTAAAACAAATATATTCACATAAAATATAACATAACCAAAAACAATGACATCAACAGACTTCTACTTAAATGAACTTGTATATAAATCACGTGCAAACATCCTACAAATGCTTGAAGACCGTGGATTTAATGTTTCCGAACTGCGAAATTATGATAAGGGTGAAATGGCGAGCTTACTTGAGCGTCACCAACAAAACAAATTTGAAAGCACAACAACATTAAGTTCGCTTGATATAAAAATTACAATGACTGATAATGGTCAATCACAAACGGTTATTATTAAATACCGGCTCGATGATAAATTTAAGAAGACTGATGGTCTTATAAAACAGATAACTGGCCTTTTTACTGACCATAATCTTAATAAGGAAACAGATTCTGTAATCATTCTTAATATCAACCGTGTACTTATGCGTCCTGGTGTTAAAGATGATCCTCAGGTAAATTTTATTAATTCAGGCGCACTTAAAGGTATGTTTGTCCAAATCTTCGGGCTGGAAAACTTTCTAATTAATGTTAGCAACCATATGTTTGTTCCTAAACATACGATACTGACGCCAAGTGAAGTGAAGGAACTTCTTGAAACATATAATATTTCCCTTAAACATTTGCCAGAGATTCTGCGCGAAGACCCACAAGCCAAATATATTGGTCTTCGTCCTAAACAAGTTGTCAAGATTGATAGTTATAATTCGACAACCGGTGTTGCTATTTATTACCGTATTTGTGTAAAAGAACAATCTCGGGAGAGTTAGGGTCCGACAAATAAAAATCCTGGAGCCGGTAAAAGTTGAATGTTTAGCTCATCATCTTCCAAATGCATATATGGTTTATTGGCTTCAACCAAGTATTTCTTTTTTATATTTTCAGATGCAACACCATTTTTAGGCAATTCCGGGACAACCATTGAGCTATTCAAATATGGGTCTTGCGGTTCAATACTTTGTTGTGGATAAGGGATGCCCCATCCATCTTCCATATATGTAGCAGTGCATCCACCCCATGATGGACTACATAAGCCTTCGCGTTTAGGAATCCATGCTTTTATTATACACAAAAAAATAAATGTGCCAATGGCAATTAGTGCACAGATACCTGCCAAATTTGGATTATTTTTAATTATTTCGCTAAATGACATATAATTATTTTATTTATTATTAGAAAACATATTAGATTCTTAAACATTTGCAATAATATGACCTATGCCATTAATGTATTTTTCTATTTTTTCAAGTTTATCGGCTAAAATCTTTGTTTTTTCATTGAATTCAACTACTAACATAATATTAACTCGTGTAGTAGTAGTAGAAGTATATTCTCTTATTATAAAACATGTTACAGCATCAAGTTTGAGTTTATAATCAACATAAGTTTCTTTTATATATGTATCCTTACAAATATTTGTGCATTGTGTAACAACTCCAATATTTTCTTTGCATAATTGCACATTAGCTATATTGGAGTGATGTGGTACCGCGTAATTAAAATTATGACTCCATGGTATATCACATAGGTCAATGATATTATGATGATATTTGTCTACATTTTGCTGACTCATATACTTATCTAATACATCACCATCTTCTTGGTCAGACCATCCAAATAAATTGGATTTTGCCTGCCCAAGCATTTGTAAAGCGCATACCCGATTTTGTTTAATGTATGCACTTTTCTGTATTTTTTTTACATAATCATCATATATATTTATATAACATATATTTGTAGATATGTCTAATGTATCGGTAATATTAAATGCAGTTTTAACTTGCAAAATAATATTAATCAGTGTTTCCGATAATGTAATAAAATTGCGATTCCATGGTAATATATTATTAAAATATACAACTATCCGGTTATATTCTTCCAAATTTTTTTGTATATATTTCGCAAAATCAAATTGTTTATGTGTAGATGTTGTCATTTTACCGGATGAGAAACAAATATATTATAGTTTACCACGAATTAGTTGTAATACTATCTAAATGTCTTTAAAATCACTTTTTTTAATTATGTATCTCATATCTATATAATCAGTAAAAATTGTTTTACATAAATTAATTTAAAACACATACAAAATAACACATATATAATCATATCATAGCATATACTCCCTACTTTATAACGTAAAATATCACCGTAATATAATCATGGCACAATCTACACCTATTTCATATTGGCACATTATAAATGACACAATAGCATTTAATGATTCTATTACAGGCATTTTGCCAAAGCAAACGGTTACAAAATATAAGGATATGAACCCGGAAGAATTTTATAGACGTTTTGTATTTCCTAAAATTGCAAAAGTTAAACTATTTAATGTTAAACTTATAAATACAAATAGTGTAAGATTTATAGTTATTTATAGTTTTCAACCAGATGAAGTATTGTCAAATACTGGATTTTCATACGTTGGAGATGGTAATAAATTATGCAATTTTTACTTGCCCCAGAATAAAGATGTATATATATTCCCAATAGAGATTAATTCTATTACGACAATTAATAAAAATGCTAATGC